AATTACCAACCAAGAAATACAGACAAAAGACATCTTTGATGAGGTAGCAAGTACTCTAGCACCACAGAATGTTAATGAGATGACATCGTTTTGGAGAAAGCTAATGGATGGCTTTCTTAGCACATACATTGGCTTTAGAATTGCAGAAGTACTATCGACAGGAGTTAAGCGAGTAAATGAGTTAATTGGCAAGAGCAGAGCCGATGGATTAAGCAATCAGCAGATAGCTGACTTGATTAGGCAAACAGAACTGGAGCTACGATCCAACACAATAGCAAGAACTGAAGTTACCAATGCGATGAGTAAAGCACAACTTCTTGCATTAGAAAGCTCAGGATTGAATTGGCAGAAGGCATGGAAAGCAATTCGTGACGATAGGACTAGAGATGCTCACCTGTTTACCGACCCTAAGTTCTTTATTCCAATCAAGGACAACTTTATTATCAATGGTCAGCAGTTGGCATATCCTGGTGATTCAACACAAGGAGCTTCTATGACTAACACGATTAATTGCAGATGCAGATTGTCGTTTAAGCAGGAGGGCAATAGGTTTGGATTTACAAATCGTTAAAAAACCTTATCTTTGACTATGGATTTATCAAAAGCATTAAAAGCTGGTTATTTTCAAGCACTATACCCAGAGATAGGTGTACCTATCTACGATGCGTTTTCTATCCCTGAGATGGCAGGATATCCCTATGTAATTATCTCTAGCATTACCACTTCTGAGATTACGAATACTACTTGCAAGAAGTTCAATGCAGATGTTACCTTGGATATTGTAACAGGCTTTACTAGACCTACTGGTATGGATCAGGCATTTGACATCGCTCAGGATATTGAAGATATTATAAATCCTATGAGTAATGCTGACATTAACATTAACGCTTACGGATGGGAGATTGGAACTACCAACCTAGCAAGTTCTGATAGCGTTCAGTTAAGAACAGGTGAGTATTGGATTTACAGAAATGTTAGGACATATTCTCACATAGTTGTACCATTTTGATTATAAAAAAAAATCTGATACCTTTGAAATAATAAAATAAAAAGACTATGGCTAACGAATTATTTAGTAAAGATATTGGTGTTTACATTGACATTTCTGCAACTTCAACACCATCTTGGAAATTGGCGGTTTGTACCTCATCAAAATCTTTGTCTATTTCCGTAGGCTCTACTGAAATCAACAATGATTGTACTGGTGACTTCGTAAGAAACCTTCCTTCTACTGCTTCTTGGACAATGAGCTTCGAGGGTGATGTTAATACCAACCCAGGTGTTAATGAAGTTTCTGCTGAAGACATCTTTGGATACACTATTGCGAGAGCAACAAGAAAGTTTAAGTTTGAATCGCTAGATGCTTCTTACATCAGATATGGTGAAGGGTTCATCTCTCAGTTTGACGAAACTGCAACTGCTCCTGAATATCAGACATACTCTGTAACCATCACTGGTTCTGGCCCGATTGATGACGCAGTAACAAGTTAATTTCTGTTTTCGTGTTTGTGTTTAGTTAAAAAGGCTCCTTTTTTAGGAGCTTTTTTTTTGCTTGTTACATTTATTACTAAATTAGTGCCATGACAGGAATAATGACACTAAACATAGGCGGTAAGAACCGAACTTTGCGGTTTAACAACTTTTCAGCTATCGAACTAGCCAAGATTATCTACAAGGGTGAAAATGCTAATTTTGAGACAGAGGACTTGCTAAATCGAATCATGAAGCTTAATGAGAAGAATCACTTTCTGCTTGTTAAAACATTGATTTACGCAGGGATTATTGGCAATGATTATGTTGTAGGCTTTGATGAGTCTGTAACTGTTGAGCAGGTTGGTGAGTGGATTGCAGAAATTAGCGAAGAGGATATTTATTCTGTATGGCAAACTTTTTGGACTTCTATGGGAGTTGACTTGCCTGCGGTTAAGGATTTGGAATCTACGACAGATTCTGTCGCTGAAAAAAAAAGTTAACATGGATTGATATTTGCCAAGAATGTTTTGGTGAACTTCGCATACTTCCTCGAAATTTTTATGAAATGACTTTTGCTGAGACTATCTTGACCATGCGTGGTCATCAGATTAGTCAGTCAAGAGAGTGGGAGAAATATAGGCTAGTTGCGTACCAGGTTTATACCTCGATTCCTAAGAAGAGTCCTAACAAGTCTATTCAGCAGTACTTCCCATTGCCTACTGATCAGAGTGGCAGAAAATTAGATTCCTCAATGGTAAAAGCTCGTAGACAAGCCTTCTTAGATAAGATGGCTAAAAATTAGTATTTTTGAAATATGAATGAGCTTCAGATAAAATTAACGGCCGATATAAAGGACATCCAGTCGGCACTGACAAAGGTAAAAAAGACCTTGAAGGAGTTTGAAGACTCAGCGTCTTCAAGTACAGATAAGACTAACAAAAAACAGTCCAATCAAGTAGGCATTATTCAAAAATTAAATGCTGAGTTATCCAAATACAAAACTCTTATTACCAAGGCCACTAGTGAAGCTGAGATTGCTAAATACAACGCAAAACTTCAAGAGACCCAAAAAGAATTAGCAAGGTTAAATGCTTTAGGTAAAGTATTTGAACAAAGAAAGGTTTTAGTTAAGGAAGAAATTGGACTTATTGGTCAATTAAATGCTCAGGTAAAGCAATTAAAAGTTTCATTACGACAAGCAACAAGCGAACAAGAAGTAGCTAGGCTAAATGCTCAATTAGAACAAACTAGTGCTGAACTTGCACGAATTAATTCATTAGGAAAAACAGTTGCTGTCAATACAGCTAAATCATTTGATAAATTTAGAGTTTCAGCTGGAGCTGCTAATGGTTCAGCTATTGCCTTCAACCGAGTAATTCAAGATGCTCCATTTGGTATCATTGGTGTAGGTAACAACATACAGCAACTTGCTGAGCAGTTTAGTGCTTTAAGAATTACTACTGGTAGCACAGGAACAGCATTGTCTGCATTTTTTAAGAGCTTATTTACAGGTTCAAACTTACTCGTTTTAGGGGTATCAGCAGCTACTGCTGCTTTTACAGCTTATCAATTAGGTGCATTTGATTCTGCTGAAGAAACCAAGGATTTAGCCAAAGAGTTAGACGATTATAAAAATTCACTTGATGATGTAACTAAAGCTCAATTAGAAGGTGCTCAATCTGCTCAAAGTGAAATTCAAGCATTAAAATTATTAAAACTACAAGCTGAAAACGCTAATCTTCCTTTAGAAAAAAGAATACTTGCAGTAAAAGAATTAAGAAACCAGTTTCCTGAGTATTTTAAAGGATTATCTGATGAGCAAATTCTTTTAGGTAATGTTGGTGGAGCTTATGATAAATTAACTAAAAGTATTGTAGCTAATGCAAAAGCAAAAGCATTTAGTCAGCAAATTACCGAAAATGAGAAACAAACTTTAGCATTATTACTTCAAGAAGAACAAAGAGCTTTAGAAATTTTAGATAAAAGAGCTCAGTTAGAAAAAGCAAGAATTGGTGAACAATTAAGTGGATTAAAAGTTGCTGGTCAATTTACAGCTACTAATATTGAAGCTAATAGACTTGAAGCTGAATTAAATGATTTAATACAGCAAACTAGTGATAGTGCTGAGGAAAGAAAAAAAATAGCATTAGAAACATTATCTATTGAATCAAAAATACCTGCTGAAATTGAAAAAGCAGGAGGATTAATAGATGATAATAATGATAAAGTAAAGCAAGATGGAGAAAAATTAAATAGAGTTTTTGATTCAAACATTCTATTTCTTCAAAGATTTGGGAATGAAGCTGATAAAAATAAACAGAAAATAGAAGCTTTAGGTGAATCACTTGCTACATCACTTGAACAAACACAAAAAAATTTATTTAATTCAATAGCAGCTCTTAAACAAAATCCTACTCTTGGACTTAACGCTGCTTTAATTCAAATTTATACAAGCGAATTAGAAAAAATTGATGCATTAATTGGTTCTATTGCATCAAAAAGACAAAATACTGAATTGCCTGCTATTGACGAAAGTCAATTAACTGGATTAGAATTACCTACAAAACAAGCACCTGGTTTAGTTCAACAATTTGAAGATGAAATTGCTAGACTACAACAATTAATAAAAGTTACTACTGATCCTCAACTATTAAATGATTATCAGGAGCAATTAAGTATTGCTCAAAATGGTCTTTCATCATTACTTGATAAAAATATTTTAAAAGTAGAAGATTTAGCTCAAGCATTTACGGGGTTAGGATCTGTAATTGGTAGAGCCTTTAATAATCCACAATTAGGAACTTTTCTTGGTCAATTTGCTCAATTTGTAGCTAAGGTTGTTGCTGGTTCGTTTGCAGTAGCTAAAGCTAATGCAGTAGCTGGTGCAACCCAATCTTCTTTATTTACAGGTCCAGCAGCAGCATTTACATTGCCTGCATTTATTGCAGCATCAGTTGGATTAGTTGCTTCAGCTTTTGGTGCTTTAGGCAATTTTGGCGGTAGCGGAGGAGGTGCTCCTTCAGCAGGATCGGGTTCTACATTCACCAACAGAAGAGAGTTTGGTGGCCCTGTATCTAAGGGCAGAGCCTACATTGTAGGTGAGCGTAGACCAGAGTTGTTTGTACCTAACACCAATGGAATTATTGTGCCTCAAGTGCCATCAATGGATTATTCTGGTGCATCAGTTAGCTCAGGAATGTATGGAGTAGAAGTAATGCTAAAAGGACCTGATGACTTGCTATTCTTTGTTGAGCAAGCTCAAGTTAGAAGAAACATAAGATAAAAAAAACCTAGGTCATGAACCTAGGTCTTTTTAACACTATTTAACCCAAAATAACTACTATGAAACTCTTTTTCTGAGTAGTGCTATTTTTCGGATGCGATCCTCATCGACATCGTACTTAATGCAACTTTTCTCAATTAGCTCATCGGTGATGTTCTCAGGTCTTGCCCTGATTTCAGCGATGCACTTGGCTATAATATCTGATGATTCCTTCAATGTTCTGTTCATGTTGAGACAAATCTAGTAGAAGACTAAATATAAGTCAAGATAATCCCTATTTTTTTTTGTATTTTTGACCAATGGCAGAATACAGATTTAGTTGGGCATTATTTGGTGGTACAGGTTCAATCACAGTAAATGGTGTTGCACCATTACCATTCTATGAACAAGGAACATCGTTGACTATCCTTGGAACATTCGATTCTGGGTTTACATTTAGTAACTATGATATCAACAATGGTTTTTTAAGTTCAAATGGAAATCCTTGGACATTTACCATGCCATCAAGGGATGTAAAGCTAAGAGTAACGGTTACAGGGAATTTCACCCCTAGTGATACAGATTACGAATTAAAGTACTTTACTGAAACTGAGGATCAGTCCAATCAATTAATTCGAGTAGAAATTTATGAGTTTGGGTATGTTGGTTCTGCAACAAAGAAAGATAGTGCAGGATTTTCATTCCGTTGGGGAAACTTTGGTCAGGATGAAATCGAGCCAATAGTTAGGTCATTCTTTAACTTTGGTCTTGTTGGAATGCGAGACGAGTATTTTGAAATCCTAGAAGGAGGTTATAGAAAGTGGCAAGTTAGAGTTTTGATAGAAGGTGATTTATTTTGGAAGGGATACATCAACAATTCTACGCTAACTATAAACGAAGTAGGCATTAAAGAAGTCATGCAGTTTACTGCTTCAGATGGATTAAATGCTTTTGATTCTAAGCGTGTAATTGACCAATACTTTGCTGGATTTGCAGGTGGCACTATGCTTGGAGGATTGTTTGGAGCTATAAATCAAACATACAAAGAGCTTAGACCAATTAACTTAGCTTGTGAGATTTACGAGACTAGGCTAGATAGAGATGACTCAGTATTTGAGCAACTTTTAATACCACCAAATGCAGTATATACAGATGGTGATATTCCTTTGTATTTTGGAAACGGAGTTATAGCAGAAAATACTTCTGTTTATATTTCTGACTTTGTTACTTCATTGCTTAAACCATTTCTATGCAGGATATTCTTGTGGAGAAATGAGTTTTATGTGATTTCATTGCCAGAACTTGCAAAGGATTCTTATAGGCTATTTAACTTTGATAATCAAGCAGAATTTGAAGGAATTAGCACTATAACACCAGGAATGGATGTGTCTTGCAAATTTACCGCAGGACAGCGTACTGGCAGACCTGTTTACACAGAGTTTACAGGAACATTGAAGTTAGGTGTTTTGGATTACTCTTCCAGAGGAGGGATTTACGAAGAGCCTTTTGATGTTGACTCATGGTTTTTCAATTCTCCTGTATCTCCATATCCAAACATATACCAACTGCGTTTATGGAATTATGTTAATGCAATCCCTAGTCTACAACCTACTAGTTACCCAACAGGAACTAATCCTGCATTAATTCAGTATGTTTCAGATTCTATTGGTGAATACGCTAAGATATGGGGCACTTCTGCTGTAAGTGGTATTGCAGATGCATCATTGGCTTTCATTGAACTTGATTCTACAAGAACAGGTCAAGACATTGCCATTGCTCAGGAATTAGCTAATCAACTTAGCTTTCAGCTTGAGTTTATCTTTGAGCCACGATCTAGCACAGACCCTGTAAGAGTAAATACAAATGCAGGAGTTCAAATTCGTATTGGGGATAGCTACCTTTCCTTTGATGGTGTAGATACATTTAGTTGGACACTTACTCCAACTATCATGCAGTTTCCAATGACTGAAGGACTTTATGCTTGGAATAAGCTAGATATTGTAAATGTAGTTGTACCAGAAGACGGAGCAGTCATTATAAGGCTATATCAGGTCATTACAACTAACGCAAGCTCGGTAGATAGGTACACAGTAGGCTTTAGAAATATGTCGCTAAAAATCGAAGAAAACGATGCCTTTGCGACAGAGGAAATATCAGAAAAGTTTGTAACAGATGAATCATACTCTAACGTCTACGAAGATGTCAAGTTTAACATCGGCGATGTCGACACAGAAAACTCAAGTAGTGCTATACGGCTCGACCTACCTGGATATGGCAATCCAAATTCTGAGGCTTGGTCTAGGGATGGTGTCGAGTCACTACCTTTGATTCATATATTCCTTCAGGAGTTAGCAAACATTAAGGGCAGACAAAACCCTAGATTGATATTGACATTGCCTAGGAATGCTGCAAATCCATTGGAGATTAAGCCATATCAGAACATCGAATACGATGGCCATTATTGGATGGTAATTGCAATGGATGTAGATTTAATGGCAAATAGTTGGAGATTAGAATTAGCAAGATTAGGCGAAATAGGAAGTTAATATGGCAGACGTATCAGGTAAGTTTTATTCAGCAAC